GGAACTGGAATATCAGAATAAGTTTATTGAATATTGGCAGCACTTTTTAGACCGTGCTGCAAACTATCCTGATATTGTTACATTGGTTAATCATCTTTATGATGCAATGGACAACAGTGAAATTCCAGGAAAAGGAACTAAATTTCATAACGCTATTAAAGAAGTGAATGATAAGTTTCCAAGACCTGATGGTGAGCCACCGGTAAGAACTGATAAATAAAAACAAATAAGGAATTAAATGTCGTACATTGGAAATCAAGTAACATCTGTACCTTTTACTGCTGATGTTTTCAGTGGTACAGGTAGCGAAACGGTCTTTGGACCAATGATACGCATACCTGCTACTGCTGCTTCTGTGGCAGTTTTTGTTGATGGTTCTTATAAGACTCCAGGTGTCGATTATACATTAAATGTAGATTACCTTGTCTTTACAACACCACCAGCATCAGGTACAAATAATGTTGTTGCACACCATTTAGGTAATGGTGTCATGGCGACACAAGTTCCAGTCGATGGTTCAGTAACAGTAGCAAAATTTTCACCATCAGCAAATTCAAAAATTACAGGTTCGGGCTTAGTCGGCTCAATCATTTTCGGAGGTTAATAAATGGCTGCGCCAAACATTGTTAGCGTATTAGATATTAGAGGTAAAAGTAATGTCGCCAACATTACTACCGTTGCATCATCAGTAATTGTTAATCCCGTCAACTCAAATAAAGTGTTTAAAATTAACACACTGATTGTATCAAATGTTGACGGAACAAACGCTGGCAATGTATCAGTAGAACTGTTTAAATTTGGCGCACAAAATTCAAGCACAGGTGTTGGTAACTCAGTTTATGCAATCGCAAACGTAGTTACTGTACCTGCCAAATCATCACTTGATATTCTGTCAAAATCACTTTACTTAGAAGAAGGTGATAATATCAGAGTCAGGGCTGATGCAAACAATCGTCTACACTTCATCTCATCGTTCGAAGAGATTAGCTAATGCCTTTAGGTTTAAATGGCGGTTTGATTGGTCTAAACAACCCATCGTCATTTGTTGGCGCTTCGGGTATTTGGACACTTGACCAAATAGGTATCAGTAGACTTGCTGGCTTATGGCCAGACCCGTCTGTTGGTGTTCAGGTTTTCAATGAAAGTACAACCTGGGTAGCACCATCAGGTGTAACGCAGGTTGAATACCTTGTCGTTGCTGGTGGTGGTGCTGGTGGAACATTGGGTGGCGGTGGTGGTGCAGGTGGGTTTTTAAGTGGAACAAACTTAGTTGTTACACCAGGACAATTGTATACAATCGTTGTTGGTGCGGGTGGTGGCGCAGGAAATTTTGGTCCAGCAGCGTCTAGAGGCTCAAACGGTTCAAACTCTGGCATCTGGTCTTCGTCGCCATTTCCTGCTATTTGGGGAGTGGGTGGTGGTGCCGGTGGTGGTGATGATCCCAGTCCTTTGAATACTGCTGGATGTTCTGGCGGTTCGGGTGGTGGTGCAGGAAGAGTTGCTCCATTTCAAGGAGGTGCAGCCACACCAGGACAAGGATTTGGTGGTGGAAACGCCGTAACAGTTGGACCAGGTGATATCTCAGCGGGTGGAGGTGGTGCTGGTTCAGCAGGCACTTCTGGCACATCTAGCCCAGTGGTTGCTGGTGGTAATGGCGGTATAGGTATTTTCTCTTCTATTACTGGAGCCAATGTTGGTTATGCTGGAGGTGGTGGTGGAGGTGCATATTTTTCGGCGACTATAAATGGTTTTGGTGGTGGTGGTAATCCTTCATATGGTGGAGGAAATTCTTCACCTGTGTTCACAACTACCACAGCACAAAGTGGTGCAAATAATTCGGGTGGTGGTGGTGGAGGTAGTTCTTATCAGGGTTCTCCTGTCAGTCAATATGGTAAAGCAGGTGGTGGCGCCTCTGGTGTAGTCATCCTCAAATGGCGATTCAACAATCCCGCTAATCAAGTTTTTGTCTTTGCAAACACAGGACAATTCAGAGTACCTGATGGTGTAACATCAATTGATTATCTATTAGTCGCTGGAGGTGGTGGCGGTGGCGCTCGTATAGGTGGTGGCGGTGGTGCAGGTGGTTTATTGCAAGGTATGGGGTACTCCGTAGGACCAAATCAACTTTACACAATAACAATAGGTGCTGGTGGCTCAGCCGGCGCACATCCAGTCGCCGGTGGTAATGGAGTAAACACAATCTTATCTGCTGGTAACACAGCTAATGCTCCATTATTCACGGCGATAGGTGGTGGGGGTGGTGCTGCAACCGATAGTGGTTATGGTAGAAATGGTGGTTCAGGTGGTGGTAATGGTAGAGGTATAAACAATACAACACCAGGAGGAAGAGCCACTCCCGGTCAGGGGTTTGATGGTGGTGCTGGTGGTAGTGTTTCTGGTAATAATAGTGACCGTTCTGGTGGAGGAGGTGGTGCTAGTGGCGCCGGCTTTGGTGGACCAGCAGCCTCACCAACGGGTTCTTCAAATGGTGGTATCGGAATATTTTCGTCAATCACTGGTGCTAATGTTGGTTATGCAGGTGGGGGTGGTGGCGGCGCCTATGCAAACCCAACAAACGCACCTTTCGGACATTTTATTTGTGGTGGTGCAAATGGGGTGAATTCCCCATCAGCATCAACCGGTGGGAACGGTTTAACGAATCGTGGTGGCGGCGGCGGTGGTGGTGGTTATACCGATGCGGGTGCAACAGCTTATAATGGTGGCGCCGGCGGTTCTGGTTTTGCAGTCATCAAAGTTTCCTCTGTGCAAAACAAAATCGTAATCTTTTCTAACACAGCCACATGGAACGTACCTGCTGGTGTAACAAGTGTTGAATATCTCATCGTCGGTGGTGGTGGTGCTGGAGGCACTGACGGTGGTACTGGTGCTGGTGCAGGCGGTGGTGGTGCTGGTGGTTTTAGAACAAGTCCGGCACTAACAGTTACACCTGGAGCAACAATGACCATCAGTGTTGGTGGTGGTGGAGCAGCAGGCGCACCTTCACCTGGCGCACAATCTACAAACGGTTCTAATTCAGGTATTTTTGGTTCTTCACCATTTACTGCTGTATGGTCATCAGGTGGTGGTAGAGGTGGTGGTTATTCCGCACCAGCATATTATGCAGCAATGTCGGGTGGTTCTGGTGGTGGCGCCACTGGCTATATTCAAGTAACAGGTGCGCCAGGTAATCTTGGTGGTTATTCACCTTCAGAGGGTAGTGCGGGTGGATCAACTCCTGGTGGCGCACAATACGCTGGTGCCGGCGGTGGTGGTGCTGGTGGTGTAGGACAAAATGGAACTGGTCCAGCAGCAGGTAATGGCGGCATAGGAATATTCTCATCAATTTCCGGATCAAACACAGGTTATGCTGCTGGCGGTGGCGGTGGTGGAAACAATACTGATGGTCCTGGTGCTGATGGTGGCATGGGTATAGGCGGTCGTGGTGGCACAGGACCTGCCACTAGTGGAACTACTGGAGCTGCTGCCACTGGTAGTGGTGGCGGCGGTGGTGTTGAAAACTCAGGAACAACAGGTGGTTCTGGTGGTGGCGGTATCGTCATTCTCAAATGGACATAACAAATGGCAATTAGTAGAAGATTTAATGGTGGTATAATTGGTGTTAGAAATATTTCTACACCTATTTCTGCTGTGGGTATGTGGACAACTAATGAAATTCAATTAGCAAAAATATCCAATCTGTGGCCAGACCCACCTGTTGGTGTTCAAGTTTTCACGACAAGTTCATCGTGGGTGGCCCCAACGGGTGTGTCGGAAGTTGAATATCTTGTTGTTGGTGGTGGAGGTGGCGGTGGTTACGGTGGTGTTGGTGGTGGCGGCGGTGGCGCCGGTGGTGTTTTACAAGGCACCAATCTTTCTGTGACACCGGGACAAACTTATACAATTACAATTGGTGGAGGTGGCGCAACATCAGACTATAACGCTGAAGGTAAAATAGGTTCAAACTCTTCATTAACTGCTGGTGCTCCATTTTCAAATGTAGTCGCTTTTGGTGGAGGCGGCGGACATCAATATGTTCCACCTGTTGTGATTGGTTCTTCTGGTGGTAATCAAGGCACAAACACTCAAATTATAACAGTAAATACACTCAGCCAAGGAAATCGTGGAGGTGGCGGACAACCCGGCACTGGCTATTCGGGTGGTGGCGGCGGCGGTGCTGGTGGAAATGGATTTAATGGTGCTTCTGGAGTTGGTGGTAATGGTGGTGTAGGAATATTTTCTACGATTACTGGTTCAAATACAGCATATGCTGGAGGTGGTGCGGGTGGTGGTCCTGGACAATTTTCTGCACCTACTGCACCGGGCGCAAGGGGTGGTGCTGGTGGTGGTGGAAATGGAGCGGTCAGTGACCCTGGTGACGGTACAGAAGGAGTAATCAACACTGGTGGTGGTGGTGGCGGACATCGTGGTGGTTCTGGTATTGGTGGAAGAGCAGGTGGCTCCGGCGTAGTCATTCTCAGATGGCGTTTCAACAATCCTGCCAATCAAATTTTCTTTTTTGCAAATACAGGTCAGTTTAGAGTTCCTGAAGGTGTAACAACAATTGATTATCTATTAGTGGGCGGTGGCGGCGGTGGTGGATCAAGCAGAGGCGGTGGTGGTGGTGCGGGTGGTTTATTGCAGGGCACCAATTTCCCTGTAAATGTAAACGACATATACACAATTACCATTGGTGCAGGCGGTGCAGGAGCATCTTCAAACGGCACAAGAGGTTCTAATGGTGGTAATTCTATTTTTAGCACCCTTGTTAGCATTGGCGGCGGTGGCGGTGGTGGAGATAATGGTGGTGCTGGTCAAAATTTTGGACTCTCCGGTGGTTCGGGTGGTGGTGGGTCTGGGACATTTGGTGTTCAATTAGGTGGTTTAGGAACTTTAGGTCAAGGAAATAATGGAGGCAGCAGTTTTGATGGGGGTTCACGTTCAGCGGGTGGCGGCGGTGGTGCGGGTGCTGTTGGCTCCAATGGGACTTCAAGTGTTTCTGGTGCTGGTGGAGTAGGAGCATTTTCAACAATTACTGGTTCAAACACAGCATATGCTGGTGGTGGTGGAGGTGGTGCTGGAGATTCTCCGGGCACCGCCGGTAATGGTGGTACGGGTGGTGGTGGACAAGGAAGTGATGCAACAAGAAATGCAACTGCTGGCGCAAACACAACAGGTGGTGGTGGCGGTGGTAAAGGAACAACTTATTTAAGCACAAATGCTGGCGGTGCGGGTGGCTCAGGTTTTGCAGTTATCAAAGTTTCTGGTACACAAAACAAACTGGCAATTTTCTCAAACACTGCTGCATGGACTGCTCCAGAAGGCGTCATAAGTGTAGAATATTTAATTGTTGCTGGTGGTGGCGGTGGTGGTACCGTTGGTGGCGGCGGTGGCGGCGGTGGTGGGTATAGAACATCGTCCAGTTTGGCTGTGACTCCAAGACAAACATACACTGTTGTTGTTGGTGGCGGTGGTGGCGGTGCTATCTTCCCAATATTTCAAGGTTCAAACGGCTCAAATTCTGGAATTTATGGTACATCACCATTTCCTTCTGTTTGGTCTGAAGGTGGTGGCGGTGGGGGTGGCGGATTTTCTACACCACAGGGTGATGGTAGAAGTGGTGGTTCAGGTGGTGGTGGAGGATGTCCAGGCAGTGGTTATTCAAATGGCGGTGACGGAATAGGTGCGCCTGGTGTATCGGGGCAAGGCAACTCTGGTGGAACAGGTCGTCACAACCCAGGATTTTTTGCATACACCGCTGGTGGTGGTGGTGCTGGTGGTTCTGGAGGAAGCGCACCAGTTAATTTTGGTGGCGTAGGAGCGTTTTCTTCAATTACAGGAGCAAACACTGGTTATTCTGGTGGTGGAGGGGGCTCTGCTGCATCAGCCGGTGCCGGCACAGGTGGAAGTGGTGGAGGTGCCAATGGTGGACCTAATGGTAATGGTTTTTCCTCAAACAATTTCACTGGTGGAGGCGGTGGTGGTGGCTATTTCCCGAACTTTAACGGAGGTTCTGGTGGCTCTGGTATTGTTATTCTCAAATGGACATAAATAGATTTATAAATACAAAGTAACTTTTTAAACAAAGAGGGAGTTTTACAAATGGCACATTTTGCACAACTTGATGATAACAATGTAGTAACACAGGTCATTGTTGTGTCTAACAATGAACTGCTTGACGCTGGTGGTCAAGAACGTGAAGAAATGGGTATTGGTTTTTGCCAAAGATTGTTCGGTGGCAATTGGAAGCAAACATCATACAATCACAACTTCCGTAAGCGTTATGCAGGTATCGGTTATACATACAATGCAGAACTTGATGCATTCGTTCCACCTAAACCATTTGCTTCATGGGTGTTAAACACAGAAGAAGCAAATTGGGAAGCACCTGTACCACAGCCAGCAGACATGGGTATAGGTGAAGGTAAGAAAATGTATTCATGGGATGAAGAAACAACTTCATGGAAAGAAGTTGAAGAGCAACCAGCATAACATTGTTTTTCATTTTTAAAATAAAAACCCCGCTTGTCGGGGTTTTTTATTAGCGGTACAAGATTGACTAAATACACGATTAGAAGGAGATAGTCTTGGCTGCTTACGTAGAAATTACCATTGAGCAAGGTGCAAACCTAACATCAACCGTCACAGTGAATGATACACAAGGTGACTCTGTAAACCTTACAACATATTCTGCATCGGCACAATTACGCAAATCATATTATTCTTCATCAGCAAATACACTCACAGCAACAATTACTGGTAATGCCAACGGTCAAATCACATTATCAATGACCGCTGCGAATACATCAAGTCTAACACCAGGTCGTTATGTTTATGATTTGATTATTAGAAACTCAGTTGACAATTCTGTGACCCGTGTAGTAGAAGGCACTGCTGTTGTTCTTCCATCCGTTACGAGGTAAGTCATGCCAGATTTAGGTAAAGTCACGGTTTTTCAACCAAATAGAACAACGCTTGTATCACCAAATTATAAACCAAAACCAAACGTTACTTTAGCTGAGATAAACGATGTATCAACTGAGGATGTTCAAGATGGTGACTCTTTAGTTTACAGTTCAGCCAATAATCGTTTTGAAATGAAAATTGCTACTACCGTTTTAGAAAAACTTGACGGTGGATTATTCTAAGAATTACAAATGGCAAATACACCAATTCAAATAAAACGTTCGCTAACGTCGAACACACCAGCAACACTAAACATTGGCGAACCAGCGTATTCGTACAGCAGTAATACATTATTCATTGGTTCACCAGCAGAAACGGGTGCCATTCCTATTGGCGGCTACGATTCTTACATTCGTGGCATTTCTGCTTATGATAAATTAAACACCGCACACAATCATGCAAATTCTGCTTATGTTCGTGCAAATAATGCACTGAATGCAAATGTTGGTGGCTTAATTACCGGTGATGTTGTCATTCAAGGTAATCTAAGTATCGTTGGTGGTTCGATTGGTGCCAATGTACCTGTTGTATTAATTGGTGATAATATCATTTCACTGAATACTGCAATCAGTCCGTCGGGTGAACCGACAATGAATGCAGGTATTGAAATTGATCGTGGCGCACAACCAAATGTTTATTTGTTATGGAATGAAACAGATAACAAATGGCAGTTTACAAATGACGGTGTTACATATGACGACTTCGGCGGTTCTGCTGCCTCTTCATATGCCAACTCTGCATTTGTAAAAGCAAACTCGGCATTTTTACACGCCAACTATTCGTTCAATCATGCCAACTCAGGTTTTATTCAGGCAAACTCAGCATTCTTACACGCCAACTTTGCTTTTGCCAATGCAAATGCTGGTCTTGCGATGGCCAATGCGGCATATATTCATGCCAACTCAGGATTCATTCAAGCCAACTCATCGTTCTTCCATGTAAATGCGGCATACTTACACGCAAATGCGGCATACACAAGTCAGAACACAAGTGGCATCAGAGCAAACTCGGCATTTGAACAAGCCAACGCAGCATTCTTTCATGCTAATTCGGCATTTCAGTTTCAGAATACATCAGGTAATTATGCGAACAGTGGTTTCATTCAAGCCAACTCTGCATATCATCATGCTAATGCTGCCTTTGCAAATGCTAATGGTGCTTTTGCTGCCGCTAATGCTGCTTACATTCAAGCAAACTCGGCATTTATACAAACGAATGCAGCATTTATTCATGCAAACAGTGGTTTCATAAAAACAAATTCAGCGTTTGATCATGCGAACGCTGCCTTTGCAAATGCTAACGGTGCCTTTGCTAGAGCCAATGCCGCTTTTGCAAATGCCAATGGTGCGTTTGCTGCTGCTAATGCTGCATATATTCAAGCAAACTCAGGATTCATTCAGTCCAACGCCGCATTCAATCATGCAAATGCAGGATTTATTCGTGCAAACAATTCACTCAATGCAAACGTTGGTGGTCAAGTTACTGGTGATGTTGTCATTGTTGGTAATCTTACATCAAATACTTTAACAACAACGGGTTCAAATGGTAGCATTACAGGTGCTAATGCTATCTTCTCAAATTATTTCTTTGGTGCAAACGGTACAGTAGACCTGTATGTCTACACATCATATGCTTTCGCAAATGCCAATGGTGCTTTTGCTAGAGCCAATGCTGCCTTTGCAAACGCTAACGGTGCTTTTGCTGCTGCTAACGCCGCATACATTCAGGCTAACAGTGCATTTATAAAAACGAATGCCGCTTTTGATCACGCCAATGCGGCATACATCTCACAGAATGCAACTGGTCAGTATGCTAATGCTGCATTCATTTGGGCAAATGCTGCGTACAATCAAGCAAATACTGACAAAGCAAACTTAGTTAATAGTGGCTTCACTGCTCAATTACATTCAAATGGTGCATTTGCTCTTCCCGGCACTTTAATATTCGGACCTTCCAAAGGAAGAATTACCAATCAGGGTGATGGAGTATTATCAATAACAGCAAATGCACAAAGTGGTAATACTGGAATATATTTGGATAATGCTAGTCAAGCAGTGCTGTATGGTAAAACTAGCGTTCTTATTCAGACGAATCAAGGTCTTTTTGATTCACCAACAAGAAGTTTCACGTTCACTCAAGATGGTACAATAACATTACCAGCATCACGTGGAGATATCGGTAGAAGTGGTTTCCCGAATGGTATTGATTTATATAACAATAACGGTGGCGCTGGTTATGTAAGAATGAATTTTGCCGACGAATCGGTTATGTGGGTTGATCCGGGTGGCGCACATATTCAAACCACTGGAACTACAAGCAATACATGGGACTTTGGTACAGATGGCCAGATAAGATTTCCGGATTCTACAAAACAATTCACAGCATTCATTGGCTATGGTATTGATAATGTTGCAAGAGATACTTCAAACTCAGCATTCATTCGTGCTAACAATTCATTAGACGCAAATCTTGGTGGTACAGTTACCGCTAATGTTGTAATTGATGCTAATCTAACTACACAAAATGTATTTGTTGGTTCGTATATTGATCTAAACACATCATCTTCTGTACCACCAAGAAATGAAGGTCGTATTTTTTACGACAATGATCAAAAAACTTTAGCATACAACAACGAATCTGATAACACGATTCAACTTGGTCAAGAAACAGTAATTCGTGTATGGAACAATTCTGGTACCACGATTGACAGAGGCAAAGTTGCCCGTATAGGTGGTGATGCATCAGCAAATGGCTTCCCTGCTGTTGCACTTGCTTCTGCTGACATTGCTGCAAATGCAGAAGTTGTTGGTGTTACTTCAACTGCAATTGCAAATAATGATTATGGTTATGTAACGATACATGGTAAAATCAGAGGACTTAACACTTCATTATTGGCTGCTGGACAAGAGTTGTTCTTGTCAGATACGCCGGGTGAATATCAAACAACTCCTCCAGTGCCGCCAAGTATACCAATGGCAGTTGGTTATGTTACTCTGTCAGACGTAACAGACGGTTCAATTCTCGTCTATTCACATTTGATGGAAGGCAAGAATAAAACAAATGGTGCTATTCTGTTTGGTCGTAATGGTGCAATTGATCAAGACCCAACTAAACTGTATTGGGATTATGCCAACGACCGTTTAGGCATTGATACAGACAGCCCACAAGCAAACCTACACGTTGCTGGTGATGGTTTGTTCACAGGTAATCTGACTATCACAGGCAATCTTGTAATTAGTAATGCTCAAACAATTACTACGGACCAATTGTTTGTTGGTGGTAACAATGTAATTCTGAGTGCCAATGTTACTGGTACACCAACACTCAATGCCGCAATCATTGTCAATCGTGGTTCATCACCAAACGCATATATTCTTTGGGATGAAACTGTTAATGAATGGTTAGCATATGAAGGATCGGGTGAACCCGGCCATATTATTCTTGCAAATAAAACTGCGAACAGTTGGGCAGTATATGACACGTTTGAAGCATACGAAAAAGAGTTTTATCCTATTGGTGCGAATCTTGCAAACAGTACAAATGAACACGCTAAAGCGGGATTTGCGACAGCGAACATTGCAGAGAACTTAGCAACTGCAAGTTTTAAACATGCAAACTCCGGATTCATTCAGGCAAACTCATCGTATGTTCATGCGAATGCGGCTTATCTATCGCAAAATGCAACTGGTCAATATGCCAATGCGGCATTTATACATGCGAACTCTGCATATCAGTCACAGAATGCTACAGGTCAATACGCTAATGCTGCGTTTACTGTAGCCAACGGCGCATTTATTCATACCAACTCCGCATTCGGTCATGCCAACGCAGCATATCAGTCACAGAATGCGACTGGTCAATATGCAAATGCGGCATTTATACATGCTAACAGTGGTTACATTCATGTCAACTCAGCCTTTGATCATGCCAATGCTGCTTACGTAAGTCAAAACTCAACTGGTAATTATGCCAACGCTGCTTTTGCAAATGCAAATGCTGGTCTTGCGATGGCCAATGCCGCTTTTGCCAATGCTAATGGTGCATTCGCTTCTGCTAATGCGGCGTTCAACACGGGCAATTCAGCATTTATTCAGGCTAATGCATCGTTTGACCATGCCAATGCAGCCTTTGCGGCGGCAAACAATGTATTCCCGCAAGTACAGCCCGCATACGATACTGCCAACTCAGCATTTATACATGCTAATGCATCGTTTGATAAAGCAAATACGGCCGATCAAAATGCACTATCTGCCGGATCATATGCTAACTCTGCGTTTGTACACGCCAACGCTGCATTTGCTTCTGCAAACAATGTAGCACCACAGGTACAACCGGCGTTTAATACCGCCAATGCGGCATTCATTCAAGCCAATGCGTCATTTATCACAGCAAACAACGCTGATGCAAATGCTTCGTCTGCTGGTGTATACGCTAATGGTGCATACGCCCATGCGAATGCTGCGTTTGCTGCTGCTAATAATGTAGCACCGCAAGTTCAGCCGGCGTTTCATACCGCCAATGCAGCATTCATACAAGCCAATGCTGGCATACTTCATGCACAGTCAGCCTTTCATCACGCAAATGCTGGATTTGATGCTGCTAACACTGCTGACGATAAAGCAGTAACGGCAAGTAACCGTGCAAATGCGGCATTTATCGTTGCGAATGCTACGACGATTCAAGCGAATGCTGGTTTTGATCATGCAAATTCTGGATTTGTGCAGGCAAACTCTGCATTCTTCCATGCAAATAGTGGATTCATTCAAGCGAATGCATCATACAATCAAGCGAATGCATCATTCATTGTAGCGAATGCAACTTCGTCACAGGCCAATGCAGCATTTGACCATGCGAATGCGGCGTTTGCTTCAGCAAATAATGTAGCACCACAAGTACAACCAGCATTTAACACTGCAAATTCTGCGTTTATACAAGCAAATGCTGGTATTCTTCATGCACAGTCGGCGTTTAATCATGCCAACAGTGGTTTCATTCACGCCAATTCATCATATGTTCATGCGAATGCGGCATTCAATGCGGCGAATAATGCATCCGATCCTTGGGTTCGTGGTCAAGCAAATGCTGCCTTTATTCAAGCAAATGCTGCATTTGACAAAGCAAATACGGGTGCTAATGCTGAAGTCACAACATTTAACACAACATCAAATGGTGCTGTTTCTACTTACGCTTTAGGATTTACACCTGCATCTAACAGTGCGGTGATTGTTTCAATTGGTGGTATTGTTCAAACTGAACTTGTGGATTATATTGTAACTCGTTCAAATAATTCCATTTCATTTAATGAACCTCCACCTGCTGGTCAATCCATTCGTGTGGCAGGATTTAATAATGTAGTACCTTATTTCTTAGACATTGCGAATTCTGCTGGTGCTGTAGTATCAACATACAGTGCTGTTGGTGATGGTTCAACTCAAGCATTTAGTATTGGATTTAGACCGGAATCAAACAAAGCCATTTTTGTTTCTATTGGTGGTATTTTACAACCCGAAACTGCGTATACCGTAACTCCATCAACAAACACAGTTACATTTGTCACTGCGCCAGGTAATAATGAAAACATTCGAATTGTTGGCTTTGAAAAAATTAATCCTTATTATATTCAATATGTAAGTTCAAATGTCTCTGTATCTGTATTTGAAACAATATCAACTGGTACAACTGCTACATTTAACTTAGGATTTAATCCTCAGGCCCGTGAAACACTTATTGTAACAATTGACGGTATTGTCCAGTCTATAAATGATTATACTGTAAATACCGCTTTACAGACAATTACATTAGATGAAATTCCTGCTAATGGTGAATTGGTGCGTGTTGCCACTATGTACACAACGGCAAACGCATTTGTTATTCCAGATGGCAGCATAACTTCACAAAAATTGAGTACATCACTTAATACATCGATTCAGTCTGCGGCGACAACAGGTAAAGCAATTGCAATGTCAATTGTATTTGGTGGCTAACTCTAAATAAACAAAAAATGAAATAAAATGACGCAAAGAATAAACACTAATAGATTTGCCAATACTTCGGTTACTGGAGCCAAAATAGCCGTTGGTACAATTACGGGTAATTTGGTTGCTAATAACACGATTGCTTCTGTAAAACTTGCTCCAGTAAATCGTTTATTGGAAAATGCTAATTTGATTTCAAGTTCAACAAGCGGTAATGTAAATGTATCACTTGATGACAATTCAGTTTATTATGTAACCAGTAATGTTGCTGATAATGTTACTTTTAATATTCGGGTAAGTCCAGAAACTACTTTAAATAGTTTTATGGCAAACGGTCAATCAATTACTACAGCATTCATATTGACACAAGGCTCCACACAGTTCTTGGCCAATTTGGCAATTGATGGTGTTTATCAATCAGGCAATACAAGATGGAGTGGTAACACTAGACCGACTTATGCAGCATCACTTACGAATCAACAATTAGATGTTTATACCTTCACATCAATTAAAACAGGATCCAATGCGTTTTCAGTTTTAGGATCAAGAACATCATATGGATTTGGTTAATTAAATGTCAGATCAAAAAGTAGAATCAGGTCGTATTGCAGATGGTGCAATTATTGGAAACAAAATTGCAGGTAATGCCGTTCGTGCAAACAATATTGTAGCAGGTCAAATTGCAGGCAACACTCTTGCTGCAAACCTTCACATATCTTTGAGTCAAGTTCTTGAATCTGCAAATGTATACTCCGTTGCTGTTGGTGGTAATGTAAACATTGATTTAGAAAACAATACTGTTTATTTCTTTTCTTCAAACACAACAGCAAATGTAACTTTTAATTTTAGAGCGAACACACAAAATACTCTTGATTCACAGTTGACTATTGGACAAACAATTACTGCGGCAATTTTATTGAAGCATGGTGCAACGAGATATCGTGCCAATGTTTATGTTGATGGTACTTTACAAAATCCTTGGTGGGCAGGAAATTCAGCTCCTGGTTTTTCTACTACACAACAAGAATCCATTGACATATATTCATTTAATATTTTAAAAACGGCAGCAAATGTTTACACAGTATTAGCGGCAAATAGTAATTTTCAAAGAGCGTTAAATCAAAACCCCTAAGGTGTAAAATGATACAAAAAGTTGAAACTGGAATAATACAAGTTCGTGCAGTTACAGGCAATTTGATTGCAAATAACGCCGTTAGCGCAAACAACATCGTTTCACCACCCGACATTTTTGACGATGCGTTTTTATTCGGTGGAATGTAATGCCTTTGTTGTCAACTTTTGCGGTTGGTTCTTTACCTGGGATTCTTGGCAGAGGCATCTCTGCTAGTGCTGCCATAGTTTCATATACAGTCACAAGAATATTCACTCAAGCAACAACATGGGTAGCACCTTCGGGTGTGACATCTGTTGATTATCTTTTAGTCGCCGGTGGTGGAGGTGGTGGTTCTTTTGGTGGTGGCGGTGGTGCCGGTGGAGTTTTACAAGGCATCGGTTTTTCTGTAACGCCGGGTCAATCATACACAATTACAATAGGTGGTGGAGGTGCTGCCGCTACCAGTTCCGATAATGGTATAAACGGAAGCAACGGCTCCAACTCAGTATTCGGTTCACTAACAGCGATAGGTGGTGGTGGCGGTGGAACAAGAAATGGCAATCCATATGCTGGACAACCTGGGTTTTCGGGTGGCTCTGGTGGTGGTGGCGCAAATTCTGACCCTGCTTTTAATGCACCTGGGGGACTAGGTACTCCAGGACAAGGAAACAATGGAGGTGCTGGTGGTTCTGGTGTAAGCGGTACACCAAATTATGGTCATGGTGGCGGCGGTGGTGCTGCTAACACTGGTCAAAACGGGAAAGCAAATGGTGCTTTTGGTGCAGCAGGTGGTGCGGGAATATACTCTACTATATCTGGTGCCAATGTAGCATATGGTGGCGGCGGTGGTGGAGGTGTATACACAAACGGCACTGTAGGTGGCGGTGGTATTGGTGGTGGTGGTAATGGTGGGGGTAATTATCCCGGTGCGCCGCCAGTGCAAAGTGGCACAGCAAATACTGGCGGTGGCGGTGGCGGCGGAGCTTACACAGCGGCAGGTGGGGCAGGTGGGTCCGGCATCATCATCATTCGCTATACAGAAACCGCAGGTGTCAATGGTGTATATGTATTTGCAAACACTGGTCAATTAGTAATACCCCCCGGCGTTACTAATATTGACTATCTATTAATTGCTGGAGGTGGAGGTGGTGGTGGTCGTATTGGTGGTGGCGGTGGTGCTGGCGGTTTATTGCAAGGTACAGGTTATGTAGTAGCACCCGAACAACTTTACACAATTCAGATTGGTGGAGGTGGCACGGCGGGTGCTCCTGGTGTCGGTAGTAATGGAGTAAACACAGTTCTTTCTGCTGGAAACACAGTAACTTCTTCTGTTCTTTTGACTGCAATAGGTGGTGGGGGAGGTGCTGCAACAGACAGTGGATATGGACAATCCGGTGGTTCTGGTGGTGGTAATGGCAGAGGTTTAAATAATTCAACGCCAGGAGGAAGAGGCACACCAGGTCAAGGATTCGATGGTGGTGCCGGTGGAAGTGCGGTTGGTGGTGGCACTGATCGTTCTGGTGGAGGAGGTGGTGGCGGTGGTGCTGGCTTTGGCAGCCCGTCAGGAACATCCTCAAATGGTGGCATAGGAATTTTCTCATCAATTACTGGTGCTAATGTTGGTTATGCCGGTGGTGGTGGCGGTGGTGCATATTTAAATCCAACAAACACACCATTTGGACATTTTATTTGTGGCGGTGCAAATGGCGTAAATTCTCCATCGGCGGCAACTGGAGGTGTTGCTGTATCTAATCGTGGTGGTGGTGGCGGTGGTGGTGGATATACTGGTGAACCTGGAACTGCTGGTGGTGCTGGTGGCTCAGGTTTTGCTGTTATTAGAGTATCGGCTTTACAAAATAAATTTACTGTTTTCTCTAACACCACAACATGGACAGTACCAACAGGCACAACAAGTCTTGAATACCTAATCGTCGCTGGCGGTGGTGGAGGTGGAGGTTCTGTTGCAGGTGGCGGTGGTGCTGGTGGATTTCTTACAGGCACAAATTTAGCAGTATCTCCGGGACAAGTTTATACAGTTGTCGTTGGAGGTGGTGGTGGAGGTGGTCCATCACAAGTAGCGGGAACAAATGGATCAAATTCAGGCGTTTTTAGCACATCACCAGTGTCTAGTTTGTGGGCAACCGGTGGAGGTGGTGGTGCTACTGGTGCTCCAAGCAGTGGCACATTTGCAAGAAGTGGTGGTTCTGGTGGAGGAGGCACTTCTTATCCTGGACAACCGGCAGGTCTAATAGCCGGCGCACCTGGAACACCAGGTCAAGGAAACAGCGGCGGAAATGGTGCTAATGATGCTGGCGGTGGCGGCGGTGGTGCAGGAGGAGCAGGACAGAATGGTGCAGTTGGTGGAGGCGGTGGCACTGGTGGTGTAGGATTATTTTCAACACTTTCTGGTTCGAGTATTGGATATGCCGGTGGTGGCGGTGGTGGTAGCGGAAACAGTGGAGGAACTGCTTCTCAAGGCGGTAGTGCTGGTGCTACAAATGCGGCAGCCGCAGCAAATACCAACTCCGGTGGTGGTGGAGGCGGCGGATGGCTGTATTCTGGTGGTGCCGGTGGTGCTGGTGGTTCAGGTGTAGTCATTCTCAAATGGACTTAGAATAAATAAACAACTATGGCAACTATAAACACAAGACAACAGTTCAAAGACTACTGCTTACGCCGACTTGGTTGGCCAGTCATTGAAATTAACGTAGATGATGATCAAGTTGATGATCGTATTGATGACGCACTCGGTTTTTGGCGTGACTATCATTACGATGGAACAGAAAAACTGTTCATGAAGCATCAGATTACACAAGAAGATATTAATCGCAAATGGATTTATTGTCCAGATGCGGTACAGTTTGTCACAGGTATTTTTCCGTTTGACCAATCAAACGCATCAATCAACATGTTTGACTTGCGTTATCAGTTGCGTCTGCACGATCTTTACGACTTTACATCTGTATCATATGTGTCATATGAAATCACGATGCAGCATTTACGCACACTGAACTTATTATTTTCTGGTACACCTCAATTCAGATTTAACCGTCATCAAAATAAAGTGTTCTTAGATATTGATTGGACTAGGGATGTACAACCTGGTGATTGGGTTGTAGTTGAGTGCTATCGTACAGTTCAGCCTGAAACGGTTGTATTGACGGGTACAGTAACGGGTTCACCATCATCAAACACAATAATTGGTTACGGCACAAAGTTTGACCAAGAAATCGTGCCGTTTGATTTCATTACAATTGGTGGAGAGTCAAAACAAGTTGGCAATATTGAGTCACCAACAAGCCTAACACTGATTGGTCCGCCATCAACAACACACAATAATTCGGCTATTCAAATTGAAGGCACAACTGATGTATGGAATGACCGTTTTCTGAAGCAGTTAGCCACAGCAAAAATCAAACAACAATGGGGCAACAACCTCAAAAAGTTTGAAGGCATTCAAATGCCTGGTGGTGTGACACTGAATGGTCAAAAGATTTACGATGAAGCGTCGGAAGAAATTAAAGAAATGGAAGAACAGATTTACATGATGGGTTCACTGCCGTCAGAAATCTTTACAGGCTAATGACTACTAATTTTTATTTCAATAATTTCCCGTCAAAGTTGGGTGGTGGCAATGTCATCACCCCTGAACAACTATTGGTTGAAAATCTTGTTATTGAAGCACTCAAGATTTATGGCTTGGATGTTTATTATCTACCACGCACAACACGTGATCAAGTAGACTATCTGTTTGGTGAAGATGTTCTCAAAGAATATCGCACTGCACATCCAATTGAAATGTATTTGGAAAATGTAAATGGTTTTGATGGTGATCAAGACTTTATATCTAAGTTTGGTTTAGAGATTCGTGACGAAGCAACATTGCTTGTCTCACGACTGAGATTTAGATATGCAGTCAATGGTCTGACAAGACCTCTTGAAGGTGATTTGATTTATATACCAATGACCACAAGTTTCTTTGAGATTACTAGTGTAGAATCAGAGAACGATCAAGCAATGTTTTATACATTAGGTCGTGGTCGTGGTGGTAATGTGTATGTGTATGCTTTGAAAATGAAACAGTTTTATTTCTCAAGTGAGATCATTGAAACTGGTATTGATGAAATTGATGGAAACATTCGTAATTACTATCCCAAACTTCGTATCTCATTAGGTTCAGGTTCAGGTAAATTCTTAAATGATGAAATTGTATATCAAGGTTCATCACTATCAACTTCTACAGCACAAGCATTAGTTTATGACTTTCAACCAAATGCATATATTGATGTCTACCGTATGCAAGGTGATTTCACATCATCAGCGAACGTACACGGTAACACAAGCAGCGCACAGTGGACAGTAACACTAGCGTCTGATGCACCAACACAAAATACACCATTTGAAGACATCATTGACAACGCTCGTATTGAAGCAGCAAGTGATGGTATCATTGACTTTACGGAAGTTAATCCGTTTGGAGAACCGTAATGTTAGGTAATGCACAATTTTATCACCGCACCATTCGTAAGATGGTCGTTGTGTTTGGTACAATGTTTAACGACCTTGAGATTGTTCGTTACACACAAGCAGGTAATCCAAAAGAAAAACTTAAAGTACCATTGTCTTATGGACCAAAAGAAAGATATCTGACACAGATTACTTCTGATCCAAATTTAGTTAAGTCGGTTAACTCTGTTATACCAAGAATGTCATTTAATCTTGACAGTCTTGAGTATGATGCAAGTCGCAAACAGATTTCTACATTACAAAATTTTGCTGCTGTTACAAACACCGGTGTTGCAACACAGTATTTGCCTGTGCCATACAACTATGAATTTAGTTTGTCTATCTATGTTCGTAATACAGAAGACGGCACACAAATACTGGAACAAATTTTACCATTCTTCACACCAGATTTTAGTGTTGTAGTAGATTTTATTCCTCAAATGGGACAGAAGTATACGGTGCCTATCATATTGAATTCTGTCGCATCTACCGTTGAGTATGAAGGTGGCATGGGTGACGGCACAACAAGAATCATTATTTGGGACTTAACATTCACTGCTAAGAGTTTCATTTGGCCACCAGTTAAAACTGGCAAACTTATTAATCAAGCCAACACAAACATCAACATTGACCTCACATCTAAACAAATACAGAAGGTCTATGTTGACTATGCAAATGGTAACAATGTGTTTACTACCGGTGAAACGATTCGTGACAGTGCAAATGGATTCTTTGGTACGGTAGAATACTTCAGTAACACTTCACTCGGTACACTTGTAATTACTGGAGGCAATGAATACATTAAACCAGGATACACACTTACAGGTGATTACTCTGGTGCAAGATACAATGTATCCACATTAGACAGCACTTCAATTAATGCTGCTGCTGTAATAGTTGAACCTAATCCAACAACTGCCGCACCGCCTTCTGATTTTGGATTCATTGAAACAATTAGAGAATGGCCTGATACTTTATCATGAAAAAACTAAACAAAAACTTATCTGAAATCTTTGATGTGGAACCCATTGAAGAGAAATTCATTGAAACTTTGCCTGTTGCCGTAAATGACAACGCTAATCAAATTGATGCCGATGCTGAATTTGCCCGCACAAACATGCGTTCATTAATTGACAATGGCAATAGAGCATTAACTGAACTGGCATCAGTTGCAAATCAATCAGAGTCACCAAGAGCATATGAAGTCTTAGCCACAATGATGAAAAATCTGGCTGAGATGAACAAAGATTTGTTGGAACTTCAGAAACGGAAAAGAGAGCTTGCACCCCAATCTGAATCCGCAAAAGGAGTCAACATAGATAAAGCAGTGTTTGTTGGCTCCACCAACGAATTACTCAAAATGATTAAAGGAAATAAATAAAATTATGGAACAACTAATCGAACAGATGAAGGTTATTTTGGGTACAAACTTTGGTTTGTACTTCAAAGCACACACCTTCCATTGGAATGTAGAAGGTCCTGACTTTGCACAGTATCATGGTTTCTTAGGAGACTTTTATGAAGCAGTGTTTGATCAGACCGATCCGATTGCCGAACACATTCGTGCTTTAAATTCATATGCTCCTACAACTTTGGCAAGAATGATGGAACTATCAAAGGTGCAAGACATCGTTGCTATTCCTTCACCGCTTATCATGATGTCCGAACTTGCTGCCGATAATGATAAGTTCATTATGGAACTACGTGCTGGTATTGCAATTGCTGACGCTGCTGACGAACCTGCTGTAGGTAACTTCTTACAAGACATTTTAGATGCTCATCAAAAACATGGTTGGATGCTGAAGAGTTTTACACGATAAATTATGGATGACGGGTACCTTGGTAATGCACGGCTCAAACGAGTCGGTGTTGAAATATCCTACACTGAAGAGCAACTAAAAGAGATTGTAAAATGCACCGAAGATCCGGTGTATTTTATTCGTACCTACGTTAAGATTGTCAACGTAGATAAAGGTCTTGTTCCTTTTGAGATGTGGCCATTTCAGGAAGAAATGGTCAATCAATTTCATAACAATCGTTTTGTCATTGCAAAGATGCCACGACAGGTTGGTAAAACAACCACGACTGTTGGTTACATGCTGTGGTCTGCACTGTTCAACGAAGAATTTGTTATTGGTATTCTTGCCAACAAACTTCAACTTGCACAAGACATTCTAGCCAAGATACAGAAAGCCTATGAGTATTTACCCATGTGGCTTCAGCAAGGTATCATCAACTGGAATAAACGATCAATTGAATTAGAGAACGGTTCAAAGATTTATGCGTATGCAACATCAGCAGCAGGTGTCCGAGGTGGTTCATACAATCTAATCTTCCTTGATGAATTCGCATTTGTGCCGCACAACATGGCAGTAGACTTTTTTACTTCTACTTACCCTGTTATTTCATCTGGTAAGACATCTAAAGTAATTATTGTTTCTACGCCAAACGGCTTGAATCTGTTCTATAAGATGTGGACAGATGCGATTGAAAAACGTTCAACTTACAAAACACTAGAAATCCACTGGTCAATGGTGCCAGGTCGTGATGAAAAGTGGAAAGAAGAAACGATACGAAATACTTCTGAAGAACAATTCCGTCAAGAGTTTGAGACAGAATTTATTGGTTCTTCAGCAACATTGATTTCTGGTTCTAAATTGCGCTCATTGGCGTTCTATGATCCAATGCGTATTGAAGACGATGGCCACTTGTTTGTGTATGAAGACCCACGACCAGGTAGAATATACATTGCTACAGTGGATTGTTCAGAGGGTGTTGGTATGGACTATCACACCATCAATGTTTTGGATGCTACAGAAGCACCGTATAAACAAGTTGCACGATACCGCAACAATAAATTGCCGCTATTGTTCTTACCTACAGCAATTTATGCTTTAGCAAACCGTTACAATCAGGCTTATGTGCTAATTGAAACCAACAATGTGGGTCAGCAAGTGGTAGATATTCTGCATTATGACTTAGAATACGAGAACATCTATAAGTTAGAACATCATCACATCAAAGGTCAGAGCATCTCCGCTGGTTTCAAACGCTCAGTTGCTTTTGGTGTAAAGACGACCAAATCAGTCAAGAAAATTGGTTGTGCTAACTTGAAAACGCTGATTGAGAACGACAAACTCATTATCAACGACTTTGATACCATCGCAGAACTGAATACTTTTGTTCGTACAAGAGATACCTATGCAGCCGAAGAAGGTAACAATGACGATATCGTAATGGGTTTAGTGCTTTATGCTTGGCTGACAGCACAGACTTTCTTCAAAGACGAAACAAGAATTGACATTCGTAAGATTATGCTAGAAGAACAGAACATTTTGGGAGAAGAAAGTATGCTGCCGTTCGGTTTTATTGAAGACGGACTGCGTAGAGAGATGGAAGTGGAAGATGGAGACATGTGGGAGCCACCAGCGGGTTATTTATCATCAAGTTTGTAAAAAACTAAATAGACAATAAAAAGAATATTGACCCAACAATAAAAGGAGAAATCCAATGGCATTTCAATTATCACCTGGAGTGAATGTATCAGAGATCGAT